ATGTACATAAGGTGCTGAACCTGAAACTACATCTTCGCCAAGTACGCCAGCAAGAGGGTAGATCACGGTGTCAGCAAATACTGCTCCACCAAAGTCGTAAGTTGAGTGAACGCGACCTTGTAGGTAGTTGTAGTTCTTTACGAGAGAACCGCGTAGTCCTTCATCGTACAAAGGTGTGTAAATATCTTGAGGCTTGACGGTGTTCGCAATAACAGGAATGTAGGCGGTAGGTGTTGTAACCGCAGTTCCCTTTGTTGTTTCTTTAGCGATACCTATATACGAACGGTGGGTATTTTGTAGTGCCACTTATTCACGCTCCTTGCGTTGTAGCAGACGGGGCTGCTGGTGTTGGTATTGTTTTCTTTACTGCAGAAGCGAGAGTGACATCGGCGTTGACAATTTCGTCTGCCGAATCGAAAGTATCGCCGTTTTTAACAGTTATGCCGAGAGTAGGAAATTCCTTCTCACCATCACCGTTGTACATATAGGTTGCCATTGCTCTCCTAAGCCTGAATCATTTGAGTAACATCAAATCTTAACTCTGCCCAAGTTTCCGTTGCTCCGTTATCTGAAGTACTCGGTTCTCCGTACATAGCATCGATTGCTGGTTCCGCTCCTTGCCAGACATTGACTTGGCTTGAATCACCAAAGTTATGACTTGCTCGAAGCGTATTCTTGATGTTATCCACTAGTGTATCAAAATCCGTCATAGCGTCTTCTGAGTTGTTTTGAAGCGAATGGTGGAACACTTGAAGCACTACCGTATAGTCTACGCGTTTCCAGCCATTGGTCGCTCCCCCAATAGCCAAACGAGTTTCGCGCTCGCTTTCAATAAAAATGACTGCAGCCGAGCGTGACATCTGCCCAGCCACAGCATTTACTTGAAAATTTATGCGCTTGGGAAATGAGGTAAAGATTTGATTGAGCGTGGCAATGTTCGCGCCAGTCAAATAGTTGTAAAGAGTGGAGCGTAACTGGGTACGACCTACAGCCATTAACGCATCCTTCGGAACGGCGCAAGAAGCATCTTGGCAAGTTCGATATCAGAACCAACAATAGATTGAACGCTTGGACCACTTGTTGCGCGGGTAGTAACTGCCATTGTCAAAGAGTTATCGCCACGAACCTTTAAGAAGTCCGTTGTCAAAAGTATCGCTGCTTCTTTAATTGCCTGAGGCATATTGCCTACCGCTACGCCTGATGCGTGGGTGTATTTAAGAGCAGAAGTAATATTGACGGTGCTAGAGCCGTATGTATAGGTAGACGAAACCACAACTTGCTCGGTATTTGAGCCGTCATAAATTGTTACTAGCGTTCCAGCAGTAAGACCGATTGGGTCAATCATTGTAAAAGAAGTCTGACCAGCCGTAGCAGTTGAGATTAAGCCATTACAGAACCCTGCGGTGTAGTTGTAAGAGGCGTAAATCTTTGTGCCGTTGGTAGGTGGAAAACCAAAAGATAGCGGACCCTGACTTGAGTAAGTAAGTCCTAATTGAGATAGCGGATAAATAACCTGTGACTTCTCAAACCAGCAAGCAGCAAGGGTAGATGCTGATGCAACGACCATATTCGTAGGCACAGAGCCGTATGAGAGGCTATTGAGGGACACAATGTTGTTGTAGTCAGGTGAGATGACCAAATAGCCCTCATTGGTGATACGGCTACGAGATTGCTCTGTAAAGTTTTGAGCAATAAGAGGCTGATTTACATAAATGTCAATAAATGATGATGCGCGCTGAATAACGGTTGATAATTCGGCATCCTGTTGAGCAGAAGTACCCCCATTAACCAAGTTGTCGTAATCAATCGCGGTTGGAGCGTTTTTATACTCAGCGATTGTCAGGTATGAGCCTGATGAGAATTGGGTTATTGGGGATACTGCTGCCATTTTTTAATCTCCGTCTGTTTTAGGGGCTGAGGATTCGTGTCCACACCGTGAACATAACTTAAACCAAGAACCAAACCCGCAGTTGGTACAAGTGTACCCGCGACCACTATCCCCGTGAGTTTGTAATGCTAAGTTGCCCTCTGTAAAACCTTCTGCTTTAAGTGCCTTAATGTCTTTAGGATTGTCTACGCGATATAAACCATCTTTACTAGCGCGTATAACTTTTTTACCTGACTGACGGTTGAGTTCTACTTCTTTAGCAAAACCATCTCGTGGAACTAATCGTGCCATTCATTTGCCTTTCTTTAATAAATAGGGAGAGAGCCTATTAAGACTCTCCCCCCATTTAGATTTCTATTTACTAAGCAGCGACAATTCCTGAAACTACGCCATTCCAAGCAGGAGCGACGCAGAAGAATGTTCCGCGGAAGTAAGTTGAGAATTCATACGCAAACTGAGTGACAGGCCATTGGATACCCATGTAATCCTGCACCATGTAGTTTGCCCAAACATCTGATACCTCTGTGTCTGGAATTGGAAGTGTGTATGAAAGAACTGGTGAAACGCCTTGTGGAAGCCAAGGATGTACTGTCAAAGGAACTGACTTTCCTGTTGTTTCGTTAACAATTCCATTAACTACTGAACCGTAGGTGACTCCTGAGGTTTCATCCTGAGAAATCTGTAGGCGGTAGTTAGCGTTTGCAGAACCCTTAATTGCATCTGAGAGTTGCTTGCGGTCTGAGCCGTTAAGCAGAATCTCATCTGGGTCAGCCTTTACTGAATTGTAGAGGTTAGCAAACACGGTCTGATATTCAGTTCCAGGGTTTGTATTTGAGAAGGTTGCGTTGATGTTGTTGTTATAGCCTGTGTTAGCACCTAGAACAGTTGTCAAGATTCCGTCATAGCCTGTTGCGTAAGCAGAAGTATCTGCTGATGCGCGAGATGCTGTGATTGAACTTGCTGTTGAGTAAACAAGTGTGTCACCGACAGAAGTAGAACCTGCTCCTACGATATAACCTGTTGTGCTCTTAATTGTTCCTTGATACTTAGCATTTGCTACACCTGTGGTTGTACCAACGTAGATGTTATAGCCAAGCGCACCAGTTACAGGAGTAACAACAATCTTAATAACCTGTGAAGATGTTGTGACTGAAGTAACAGTATTAACAATTGACTCACCAAAACCTGAACCTGAGATACCAGCATCGGCGGTTACATAGACATAATAAGTGTTATCTGCAACAGCAACTTGTCCTGTTCCTGCTGATGGGTGAGTAATAGTTACTGTTGGAGCAGAAAGTGCGCCAGCATAACCAGAAGCAGTTCCCCTTGCCATGAGGAGCATACGCTCTTCCATAAGCATCGTGGCATAGAGCGTTGATGTTGATGACAACTGACGAAGGTCTTGGTAACCCAAGCCTGAGAAGTTAGCATCGAATGATACTGAATCTGAGAGGCTGTATGAGTTGTAAGGCAAGATTAAATCATCAGATGTATATGAAATCTTTGAACCGCGCTCGAAGTTAATTGAACCAAAAGCAGTAGTTGTAGATTCTGTAACTCCAGGCCAAATCTGACCTTGTCCACCAGTACCTGTACCTGTGTAACCTGTGATTCTCTTTACACGGTGTGAAGTACCGACTCCCTTTTTACGAGGAATACGGTTACGAAGTGGTGTTGGGCGTGGTGTAAGCAACTTAGCAGGTGCTTCGAGGTCAAATGCCGCGAATGATGTGCTGAGTGGGCTTGTGAGTGTGATGTCCTTCTGCATATCTTGTAGAGCAAGGCGTTGTGACGCAATTGCGTTGTTAAGACCTGCTAGAGCATCTGGAGCAAGTGACTTTGTAGCAGCAAGTGCTTCTAGTGCTGCTGTTGGGTCTTGCTCAGGTGTTAGTCCGTTTGTATTTGGAAGCGAGAAAGACTTGTTCAGGGAATCCTGAAATTCGTCCATACGCTTTGCTGCCTTCTTAGGTGAAACTTCATCACCAAAGAGGTCAGCCGCTTTAGGGGCGGTAAGAGCCAATTTATTTCCTTTCGAGTGTTTTATTCCGCGTCAGGTGTACCAGCCTTAGAGAGATATTCTTTCTCTAATTGCTTGTAACCTTTAGCGAGAATTTGGTCAGAGGTTGCTGCTGCCTTTAGGCGATATTCAGCAGCCTTTAGCAGTAATTCGTTTGTGTCGGTAACAGCAGGACGACCCATGCGCTTAGGTCCACCTGCTACTGCTGCCGACTTTGCCGTTACGAGTTCTGATTCAAGAACTATCACCTTTTCCTCAGCCGCCTTAGTTGCAGCCTCGTACTCGGCAATCTCTGCCTTGACCGTATCAGTCGCACTCTTTACAGCCTTCTCAACGATAGCCTGAATAGACTTTTCGTCAAGAATTTCATTTGTGGTAGGTAATTCAGCGTCTACCAGTTCCTCAGCCTTTGGTTCGGCTGGTGTTTCTTCAGCAATTACTTCTTCACCTTCGGCTGACTTAATTGAACCAGCGTTTTGTTCAGGAGTCATAATTGTCGCAGTAGAAACATTTGCTACTTCATTTGTTGGAGTTGCACCAGTAACAACAACTTGAGATAACCCATGATTAGTTGTTGGTAGATGGCAACCGCACTCTAGGCACTTATCAATAGTTGCTGACTTAGCCATCATGCACTTAGAGCAAGGAGATTTGTCACAACCACCTGCATCTTTACAAGCCTTACATCCATCGCAAGAGCAATCGCTCATGTCCGCTTCTTTAGCGGCTGATAGTCCGAGCATATCCATGTCAGTTGACATTGCTTCTCCTTCTTCTATTTCTCCATCTTTGAAGTTAAATAGGTGTTTAAGTGCTGATAGTAGTGTGTCAATATCGTCACGCTCATCTGAGTCCCCGTCAGCAATTTCAGTTGCCTCTGAGATAATAAGTTGAGCAATTCCACGACGAGCAGCGTCGTAAGACGCTTGGTCAAACTTTGTGGAATCTGCGTGTAATTCTTTAATAATATCTCCAAGCATAAACTTATCCTTTGCGGTAGTAGTGAATTCCTCTACTTGAATGAGGTTTGGTTCGCCTTCTACACTTTTAGCAAGCATAAGTTTGGCGTTTGGATTAGCAGGACGGTCTACTAGTGAAACTTCTACAATCTGTCCGTCAATAATTCTTCCGTTAGCAGCCTTTTGATCGCGCACAACTCTAGGAGATTTAATTCCTATTGAAAATCCTTTGAGTACTCCTGACTCCACTTTCTTAACGCTAATAGGATCAACGACAAGAGCACTAATGTAATGACCATCTGCTTTTTCTTCATACTCTTTTGCTACTCCTGCTGCGATAGATGAATGTTGTTCTCTAATGTTTCCACCTGACTTAAACCATTCAGGCATAGCAGATGATAACCAAGTGTTATCGCAAATCTGTTGGTCAATATCTAAAGAATCATCAGTTGCTTTACCATAAACAAGGAGTGAACCATCTTCTTGCTTTTCTTGTTTAACGATTGCTGCGTATGAGTTAGCGAAATCCATTGTTGCTCCTTAAGCCGAATAGATAACTGAAACTGCGCCGGCACTTGTACCTGCGGCTGAAATTGCATAAATTGAATCGTTGCCATTCATCCACACTTGCAATGTGCCTGATGTAGCAGCGATTAAATGACCACCATTTGCGCCTGATGCTGCTGTGACGGCAGAATCGCCAACATAGATGGCGACTGAATCACGATTTTGAATCTGAACAGCCACGCCCTTAATACCGTTTGGAATGGTCACGAGCAAAGTTGGTGTTGTTCCTACTGTGATATTTGTGTGAATAAGAGCCATTAGGTTTCCTTATCTTAAAGTATGTAAAAGTATAACAAGTGTCTTAATTATTGAGCGTTTAGTGCAGCGTCTAGGGAACCAGCATAGTCGAAAGTAGACCAGTCAACTTCTGCTGGCATAGTAGAACAACGACAGTTTGGGTGAACTGGTATGTCATCAGCAGAAAGTCCATTAGAAAAATCTGACCCTATATCGGTTACTTCCCCATCTATATCACATTCTTCATCTTCAGGGTCAGCGGCAACCCATTGGATTTGTTCTACTCCTAGTGCTTGGTAAGAGTCCATAGCAGCAGCATTAGCAGCGCGTGACCCTTCGGTAAGGGCAATAGTAAGCGAGCGCTCAGGGCTAGATAGTGAGTTTTCTATCATGGTTGCCAAATTCTCTGGGCTTGCTCCTATAGCAATTCCATCGGCTAATTGAGTGCCTAGGCGGTCATAACTAGAGTTATCTAAATCTAAAGACTTAATTTCTATGCCACCCAATAAGGTTTCTAATCCGCTTGGTGGGCGCAATAAAGCAGCAGCAGCAGCATTTCCGGGTTTCCAAGAGTTCCAATCTATGGTGGTTCTAAGAGCATTAACCACAATTTTGTCTGGATTCCAGTTATGGGGTGGTTGTTTTTGGGCTTTCTTATTGCGAAGTACCTTGCCCCATGCCTCATAAGTGGAAGCCATACCCGTTACATACATATCTGCGTAATGCTGGCGTAAGGCTGCTTTAAGAGCAGTATTGTTTAGAGTGACATTATGTTTAGCCCACGCGCGTGCGCGAGCGCGGTCTTGAGTAATGCTATCTGAGACAGTTGGATGGGTAAGCGCGTAATCAGTAATGACTTTTCTTGCGTCTACGCTCTTCTTGAGCGCGGCGCGGATTTTGACTGCTGCGTTAGCCGCTATGCGCCCATCTACCTGATGGACACCTAGGGTCATTGCAGATAAGCCTTCATCAAAGACTTCATAGTTTCTCTATCCCCATCAAAGTAACAACGATTAAGCGCGTCAGCAACGATTGGGTCTACAGACTTAAACTCAAATTTACGCGTTTTATCCCACTTGCGCTTTGTCCAATGATGAAATGCTTCTATCTCAGCAACTGCTGCTTTAGCCATATCGGGTGTACCAAGCCATACAGGGGCTTGTTCCATGCCAAGTAGCCACATAGCAAAGAGGCGGTGATGTCCGTCAATAATGATGTTCTTTTCACCATCGTTATAGACAAGTGGGTATCCGCGATAAGGAGTTAGGGCTTGACCCATTGACTCAATATGGTCAGCAACGTTCTTACGGTCTAAACCAGTATTTGTGCCATAAAGTTCTTTTATATTAACTAAAGTAAGTTGTGCTTTTTGCCACACATCAGGGTCAACAATATAGTTTCCCTCTACAGTTTCTACAATTTGCCAAGGGCTTTCAACTGAGTTAGCCAACTGGTCAGGGCTATCTGATATAGGATGTTCGGCTGCCTCATTTGGCAAAATTGCTAAACGAGATAGTGCATCTTTAACTTCTGACTTAGATGGCACACCCGCTTTTTGGAAGTCAGGTTCAGCAGTATCGTTAGCCTTTACTTTAGGTTCACTAGGGGTAGGTTGAGCAGGTTCAGGTAAAGGACTAGTTTCTGCGTCAAACTCTTCTGCTCCTGCTACTGGTGCTGCTGCATTTACTATTCCATCAGGTGAGAATAGATAAACACCATTACCTGCTACCAAGATTGGTTGGTCGGCTGCTGGTGTATCAAGAAGTGGCAAGCCTAGGTCAGTACGGCGTTCGTTAATTGTCTTACCGCCACCGCGTACCTCTATATCAGCCTTACGCGCTTCCATCTCATTATCGCGTACTTCAGCAATCATAAACTTAAACTCAAGTTCACGAGGCATACCAAGGTATGTGTAAGAGATATTGGTTAGCATTTTAGAAATCCATTGAGCAAGAGGAGCAACACCGATATTCTGTGCCGCTTCTGCTTCACCTTGTTGATGACCGCTTGCGCCTAATCCACCTCTCGCACTAAATCCAATTTCGGTAGGTAGTACGCCAAAGTGACCTGTAATAGAAGTAATGAGATATTCGTCTAAAGCAGACTTAAACTTCTCACCATAGCCTTCATAGAATTGAGGCTTTAGACCGGATGGCAGAATAAGAGCGCG